AGAGGTGCTTGAAATTGTCACCTTATGCTTCTTTGTGTGAATTAAAATACTCTGAATAAAGCAATTATAATCAATGTAAGAATATAATTTACAGGTATCTCTGAAAGAATTATCAAGCATCCAAAGGTTATTTTTCTGTGTCAAAAAATTGTTTTCATAACCTGTCAAAAAGGCGTCAGCAATAACAAGTTTTTTGTTAAAACACGCAAAAAATTTAGCAAGATTTGTAGCAGAATTGTTTATGGAATTTCTACTATGTAATAACAGCGATATGAACTCATCTAAAATTACCAAATCAAAATTTTTAATCTGATATTTCCACAAACTGTCATACTGCACAATAATGCTGTCGTTTAATTTGTATTTGTCTTTGTTATATAATTTAAGGTTATATTTGTTTGCAAAATCAACAGCAACCGAAATTCTGTTTGTGCAAATAAGCACTCTCATATCCTGTTCGTGAGCGTCCTTAATTATTTCTGAAATTATTTCTGACTTTCCTGTTCCCATTGGTGACTTAATAGCATATAAACCATCCTTTTGATTTAAAAAGGAAGTTATAGAATTTTTAATTTCAGGGGTTACTTTTAAAAAGTGCTCATTAACGTTTACAACTTGAGTATTAATATTGAAATTTAATAACTTATCTGTGTAATTTATATCCTTCTTAAACAATTCCTTATATTCAGGAAGTTTTGTGATTTCATTAAATAAGTTTAGTGATTTCTGTTCATTGTAATGGTGCATTGTGTATGGACTATCACGGAACCAAAAATAACCTCCAGGGGTTTTTGTTTCAGAAGGGTGCTTAAACAGAATACAGTCGCCATTGCTTTTGATTGCCTTAAAACCCATTTGAGTGAAAACTTGTAAACATAATTGATCAATGGTTCTGGCGTTTTCAATCTTTAAATCCTCAGGAATTTTATAATTTCCATTGATGATTTCCGTGAGTTCTTTTGACTTATATGCAGGTCTGTAAACAAACTTATAAGGGTTTCCTTTTCCTTCAAGCAAAACGTTAAACTTATTCATTGGAGCATTTAACGAAGGAAGTCTGGTTACAGCAGTATCTAATTCTCCGTATTCCTTTAGGTCTTCCGAAATCTGCTCAACAAGAATTTTTAGGTTGTCAATTTTAATTGGTTCCACACATAAAATGCCTTTAAGATTGAAGTTATCAATTCCGTTGGCACTTCTTGAGTCTCCTAAAATACACTTGTAATTTTTGAAATATTTTAAAATGGCACCTCTGTGTTCAGCAGTCTTTACTTTGTCTATATCTAAGATAAAATATTCAAATGTTTCAGGATAATATTTTGCTAGTGATGTCTTTCGTCTGTATGCTCTTAGATCTTGAGTTAAAGGTAAGTTTAAAATAAAGTTATTGGATAACATACGGAACATATCCGATAACTTTTCTACTTCAACTGTTCTGAAGTCAAAGGTATTATCACCATAAGGAGATATTGGTGATTTACCATTTGTAGGTTTACTATTGAATACTGTTACTTTCATATTCTTATTATACTACAAATTAATGAACTTTTGAATTAAAATGTGTTATTAATTTATCAAATGTATCAAGAATAAATTTTAAGTTGTCACTTGCTTTGATGGATTTGAGAGGATATTGCTCTTTTTCGTATCTAACATAACAATTGGTCTTTCTTGTGGTATCGTTATATGTTATTAACAATTGCAGCTCAGCGTCAATAGTAGGTTCCTTCATTGTCTTAAAACAATAACCGTAACTTGTCTGAATTATCCAAATATCAAACTTCTTTCCTCTTAGATACCTGTTTGTATAGCAATCTCCATATATTCCGCTTTCTTCAAATGCAAGTTCAATTCCATCAACTGAAATCTTATCTTCCTCGGTATTAAGCAACTTTGTCATTTTGTCAAAAACGCTAATTAGTGTTTTAAATTTTTTCATTTTAGGCTCCTGTTCCGATTATATACAGCGGTATTGTGTTCTAACACTTTATTTAATTCTAACATATTTTTGCCAATAATTCAAATTATTGTATAATATATTAAACAATTTTTTGAGTGCAATATTGAAGTGTTTTTATATATAATTAAAACATTTTATATTCTATATATACAATTTTAAAACATTTTAAAAATGGGACTTTTTAAAAGTGAAATAAAAAAGGGACTTTAAAAGTCCCTTTGTTGTTACTAATTTAAAAATTAGTGTGATAAGATAGTGTTGGTGAAATCTACACCGAAACTTCTTGCGTATGCCTTAGCTCTATCGTTTGAAGTTGCAGCTTCAATACCAGGAATAGTGGTAAGAGCATAACGGGTCTTAGCAATGATTGCTGGCTGACCAGACTCTGCGTTGGTTACGCGGGTGAACTGTAATGGAACGTATGGAGCAAAGAATCCCATAGCGTCACGAGCGTTATCACCCTTATAAAGAACAGTACAGTAATCAGTTTCAGCATACTGGTCAACAATAACCTTATAACGATTATCAAATGTACCTGCAACACCACCAGAAACAGGTGAAACAATACCACTAGCAACGGTTGCTGGCTGGAATGTACCAACTTGTTCTAACATAGTTGCAACTAATGGAGAAACTAACAGAGTGTTACCCTGACCACGTTTTGTTTCGATACCGATTAAAGCAGCCTCTTTAGCAATGCGAACTGCGTTAGCACGATAACGTTCAATTTCCCAACGACCATCTGGAATAATGATGTCAGCTGCAGTTGCTGGAATACCAAACTTAGTGTCAGGTAATTGAGTTGCGTTCTTGTTTACGAAGTCAACAACTTCACGGTCAAGTTCTGCCTGGATTTCGTACTGCATTAATGACATCAGTTCCTCGTCAGCATTTAACTGGTGCTGTGACTTTAAGTCCTGATACATTTCAACAGTATATCTACCCTTTAAAGCACGTGACTGAGCTTCAATATTCTTGCGAACAATACTGAAACCGATTTCTTTCATATCAGTTGAAAGAATTTCTGCCTTTGATGTTTCATAAGAACCAGTATAGCTCTTTAAAATTCTTCCGAAAGCAGCCTCATTTGTGTATAATGCCTTAACAGTTGCAGAACCTAATGCAGCGCCTTCTGCTAACTTTGTAGAAGTGAATGAGCATAATACCTTGTCATCTTCAATGTATAATACAACACCGTCACCAGCAGCATCACCAATGTTAATACCTGCAGTTACAGCATCCTTATCTAACTTGTAGATAACACCAGCTGGCTGTTCACGATTACCAACCTTATTTACACCGTCACCTAAATACTGATTGATTAAAGCATAGATGTAGCCAGTAGGCATTGACATTGGTTGAACACCAAGTAATACATTTGCAATTAAGTTAGGGTAAATACGTCTAACCATTGGCATTAAGATTGGAGTAAACTGAGCAATGTCAGCAGTCATTGTGTTCTCGTTAAGAGAATTTTTGATGTCCCTCTGGGTGTTCTCTAAAAGTACACTCATATCTGCTGCTAACTTAGGACTTAAAGCAGAATACTTTTTTGAACCAATCAGAGCGTTAGCGAAATTTCTATCGTTAGCGATCTTCATAGCCTCGTTTAAAATCTCCATTAATGGAACTCCTTTATTAATTAATAATTTAATTTATTTATATTTTAACTATAAAAACTTGTGATAATCAGGGGTCTTTTTGTCTTCAAGTTTGATTTCACGGGAGGAAGTTACCTCATTTAAAGATGGCAAATCTTGAACGGACTCCTTTAAATTCTTTAACTTTTTGATATAGTTCTTATCAGCAGTAAAAGGAACGTCTTTTGCTAACTTTTCAAACTTTTTGGACTCGGTAAGAGTTAAACCACTCTTTAATTCCTGAATTACACCTAATCTTACAACGTCTTTATTTTCCTTTTCGAGGATACGTTTTTCTTTTTTAATGCTTTCCTGAATTTTCTTTTCGTTTTCAACAGCATCCTTTAAATCATCATTTGAACTCTTTAAGTTACAAATTTCCTCTTCAAGGTCTTTAATTATCTCGGACTTATCTTCGTGCTCTTCCTTAATATCATCAATTGATAACTTAAGGTCAGCATTTTCATCTTGTAATTCTGAATTTTCTTCCTGTAAACTCTTGTTTAATGATTGTAATTTCTCAACCTGTTCTTTTAAACCAATAATTCTTGCATTGTTTATTGTTGCTTGTTTATTATCACGGATTTTTGAACCCTTAATAATATCTTGAACATCAACTCCTGCAATAGCAATTACGGCACGTAATGACTCAAGAATTGCCTCTGTCTGCTGGACATTCTCATACATCTTAAAGTCTTCAGCGTGAGCCATAAAAAACTCATTCACAACACGGGTTGAAAATCTTTCAAGTACGTTTTTCATCTTAGAAACTTTTGCTTTAACAAGTTTATCTGCTTCACGAATTAGGTGCTTCTTAAATTTGTTGCAATGCTCTTCCAAATCGTCAAGTTTCTGTTCGTACTCTTCCTCTAATTCCTGTTTCTTTTTGTCAAAAAGAATTTGTGCTTTTTCTTCAGCAGCCTTATCAATTTCTTCGGAAGTCTTTTCAATCTCTTCCTCTATCTTTTTGTTTAAAAGAATTTGTGCTTTTTCTTCAGCAGCCTTATCAATTTCTTCCTTGATTGCCTGTTTTACTTCAGCGTCGTCAAGAGCGTCTTGAACGGACTCCTTTAAATTTTCTAAATTCATTAAATATCTCCTTTTAAAGTATTTATATAATCTTTAAAAACAGATTTAATAGCATTTTTCATTTCGTCCTTAGAAACATTTGCCTCGACAATATTTCCGAATTTATCTTCTATAAATTCTTTGCCTACAAGCATTCCTTCATTGAGCTGATAACTTTCACACATACCATTCATAGTTGCGTTAAAGTCGCTTGGATTAGGAACAATATCATAGGTAATTAATTTAAAATTCTCAACAACACCGTCATTTACGGTTCCAACACCGCGTGATGAAACAGAAATTTTAACACCGTTGTCAATTAAAGATTTTAACTGATTTGATTGTGCATTGTTTAATAAAACTGCTTCGCCCATAACATAGTTGCCTTTGATACCTAATTTAGTAATTTTAGCAACTGCCTTCATCGGGTCAACTTCAGTACGTGGTGGGTGTTCATACTCCATAAGAGTATTGATTGTTCCACCATTAATTTCGTTTTGATATGCTTTAACTTCTGCTTCCCAAAGGTTTCTAGGATAAACTCTACCATTACGATTTCTCTCGCCAATGGTTGAGAAAATGCCTTTAATCTTGTAAGTTTTTTCTTTTTGGCCTGAGGACTCGTTTAATTCCTCTTTAGTTTCGATATTTAACTCTTGACCATCAATTTCAAATAAAAGATTTGACATTTAGTACCTCAAAAACTAAAGTGGGTACATCGTACCCACTATTTTTTCAATTAGCAGAAACGGCGAGCACGGCGATTTAATGACTCTTTGACTTCTTCGTCATCTTCCTCTACGTCATCGCACTCATCAGCAATGTCTTCAGCCTCTTTTAAAGCACGGCGTGCCTTCTTTAATGCCTCAACAACTTCCTCGTCATCTTCGTCAGCAATTTCTTCTGCTTCCTTAATTAAACGACGGGCCTTGCGTAAGCACTCAACAACTGCTTCGTCATCGTCTTCGGAAACGTCATCAGAAACTTCAGCATCCTCAACGATACGCTTTGCCTTAGCAAACTTACGTGAAACCTTCTTTAATGCCTCAACAACTTCCTCGTCATCTTCTTCGACATCAGTTTCACCTAATTCTTCCTCAGCCTCGCGGATCTTCTTGTAAACACGCTTTAAAGCCTCAACAACCTCTTCAGCATCATCTGCCTCTTCGATGTCTTCCTCAGCCTCTTTTACTTCGTCCTTACAATCTTCGATTGCTTCTTTAACGTCTGAAACGTCTTGACCCTCTTCCTCGGCAACCTCTAATTCGTCCTCAGCCTCACGGAGCTTACGCTTTACAGCTCGTAAAGACTCCTTAACATCTTCGGTTGAACCCTCGATTTCCTCTTCCTCGTTTAACCAATTTCTCATAGTCTTTGATAAAGACTTAACCTTAGCATAACGCTTTGCCATTTGTTTTTCTCCTTTAAGTATGATAGATTCTTGTAATTTTCTTTCAAGTTGATTGCCAAAATATTTCTTAAATTCGGCATAATTTTCACTCAAAAGAATTTTGTTTAACTGGTTCATATTTTCCTCTTAATGAAAAATATATTTTATTTATACTTTATTTATAAAAAAATTTGATTACAAAAAATGCTCTAATTTTAAACGTGCTATATCCAAAAGATATTTTGGATCTACAATAACACCCTTTAAAGACATTCTCTTAATAATATACAGTCTCAAACATTGCTTATATTGAGGTTGCATTAAAAATTGTTTCAATTCTTTATACGTAAATTGTAACGGTTTATTGATTTTTCCATTTTCAGTATTTAGTTTAATTATAAATTTAATTAATTCTAAACGTTCATACATATTGATCCAATGGAAATTGCAACCAAGCATATAATTTTTTGAAAGACCTAAAATAATAATTAATGGTTTATAATCGCAAATATCATTTTTATTTTTTGGGTCGTACTCAAAATAACATATCGTTCCGTCTTTAATTCTATGATTATTTATTTCAGAACGCAATTTAATGGGATGCTTGATAAGTTCTTGAACAACCTTCTTTCCGTTAATTCTATTAAAAGGGTTTAAACGTGAAAATAAGGATTTTGCGTTATCAAGAAATCCCATTTTTTATTCCTTAGTTATCGTATGCTACTGCGTTTTCAGTAGGTACATTATTTTCAGTAACTCTATCATTTTCAGAGTCATTGCCCATACCATAAGTGTAGTATGAATATTTCCACTTCACGGTAAAGGTTTCCACTTCACTTGCGGAACCTCCGTCAAATTCAATTGAAGAAACCTCGGTAACAAAACAATGATGGTAAGTTACAGCATTTGTTGGATTATTTGCACTATCTAACTGCTCAACTCTAATGTCTGCCATAATAGCGTCAAGGTTTCCAGAACTACTATTTGCTGGAATATGATCTATTGCTTTTACCCAAGCCATAAAATCATTTCTCATTCTATGGCCTTCATCATTGTAGAATGTAGCATCAAAATCGCCGCCATTACCTGGTTGTTTTGGTACAAAAAAACTTCTTCCTTGTGACTTAACTTCGGAAGATTCTACGGTTTTTGAAGGGAAACCGCTACACTTATTGCAAAGTACAGCAAAGGCGTCACCATTTGCGTATGTGCTTGGAACACCACTTGGGAAATTGATGTAGATTCTGTATTTGTTAGCTCTAGCACCAATTCCAAGATAATTCTTTAATTTAGCAATTTCATTGGACATTTTTAAACTCTCTAATTTTATTATTATAACATATTATTTATAATGTGTCAATAACTTCCCACGTTGAATAACTGAAATTTAATGTATATGTTAAAAGATTTCCAGAGTCTCCAGTATATTTAATCTCTCCAATTTCAGTTAAGAAAACATCAAGATATTTAACACCGTACAAACGGTTTCCTTCACCATCTAATTGAAAAACTGAAATGGAACCGTTATAGTATTCTTTATCCCAAGAATGAGTTGGGCCATCTGACATCTCTATCCATTTTTCTAAGGTTTTGAGCACATTTAATTCAGAGTCCTCGTACACTTCAATAGAGGTACTTTCACCATAATCAAATTGCCCTTTAAATGTTACTGGAACACCGTGAATATTTATAGTCTTTGGTTTTGTGCTTTTCTTAGGGATAGTTGCACTCTTTGAAAGCACCCAAAGTTTTTTAGTAAATTCTGAAGTGTAAATGTTTTTTGGGGGATCAATAAGAACCTGATATTTATTGTTGTAAATACCACCCTTTCTATATTGAGCAGCTATATCCGCAATTGTAATTCTACCGTCAATCATTAGTCTTCACGCTCAAAATATGAATATTTAAAATTAACTTTTAAGGTTAAAAAATCGTCATTTTCGCCGACTGAAATTTTATCAATGCCTGACGGGAACACATTATACAGAACGTATTTTGCTGTGGCACCGTCAGTTGTTTCAGGTGTTATTTCGGCGTCAAAATCAAATTGATAAATTCTAGCAGTTACAGTAAGGTCGCCTTTGTTATCAAGATTTGGAAACAATGGCTCTCCATTTGGGAGAAAAATAGTTCCTTGTCTTGCACCAACATCACGCATTGTGATACCTTCGCCACGACCGTCATAAAATTCAACCCAGCTGTCAAAAAATCTTTTAAGTTTGTGAGTTGGATCCATATAAAATTCAGCATCCCATTCATTTCCGTAAACTGATGAAATGTAAATTGGAATTATATGACCTTTATATTTAAAGTCTGCTGTTTTTGCCTTAATGTCTGGATAAGATGAACTCTTGCAGGAAATTGCTAATTCCTTTTCAAAACCACCACTTGATTGGAAACTAAAAATAACATTGAATTTGTTTGATCTAGCACCATCACCAATGGCTGCTCTTATCAATTTTGAATATGCACTCATTTGATAAATACATTAGTTTTTAAAATATTATTTATAACTATGAGCAAAACACTTTTAAAAGGACCACCAACTTTACACGAAGCGATTTCAAAAATTTATGAAACAAAATGGTCTTTGACATCAAATTTTTACATAAAAATAGAACCAGCTTTGCCGGCTAAAAATACCTTATGGAGCTCAAGCGGGTTAGCCGAAATAGGTGATTTCAATCTGTACTTAAAAGATTTCCAGGTTCCTCAATACGGTTCTGGAAATCCTATTGAAACTTTTATCAATGACCGTTTTAGAATGGCCCAATCATATTTTG